CCAATAAAAACGGGCGGAAGATGATCGTTCCCCATGTCCCTTGGCTCTGCTTCTGTTTGAAGCTCGACAGTTCGATCTTGATCGGATGCGCACGCAGCTTTTCGGTAAAGGCGGTGGTTGCCGTCCTCTGCCCTTGCATCTCATCCGCGATCAACTGTACGAGGTTCCCGGACGTGGTTGCGTATTCCGGGGCCGTCTCGATCTTCATCTTCGGGAAGTTCTTCTTAAGCATATCCTGCACGTTGACGTTGTAACTGTTCGTCAAGGTGAGATACACCTGAGAGGCTGGCGACATTGCCAAAGTCATCGGCGAAGCCATGTCGAGTTCTACCAGGCCGTTGGCTTGGGCGACAAGCTGGCCGTACAGCGCCTTGATGTCGTTGTAGACCCAGATCGCGCCATTCGTGTCGGTTGCTTTCTGCGCCCATGTGACCAGATTGGTAACAGCAGGAATGGGAGCAATCGGAGCCGAGAGCGATGGATCATTGAGCAGGCCGTAGTTTGCCAGACCCGCAACGCCGAAGAAATAGCTCTTGTTCTGAAACTTGTTCAGCGTCAGAACGGACGCGACGCGCTGGCGATTGGCCCAGTCGATGCGAGCAAGGCCCATCTTTTCCAGTTCGCGTTCGCCCCACTGCGTGATGACCTGGTAGGTATACGACTGACGATTGACCCAATTCACGTTCGCGCCAGCGATGCCTGACTCAGCGTAGTCGCCGTAGGACGAAACCATGCCGGTAGACTCGACAATCGGGAACATTGCTGTTTCGAGAGTCCAATCGCCCTTCTTGGTTTCCTCGCCGACGATCTCCGTCGCCTTCATCGGGGCCACAAGGACTTCGATCACCTTGGGGTCGATGTAGGTAGACAAGAACGCGGGGATGCCGCTGTTCGAGACTGTCACCAAAGCGGGTTGAGCATCCATAGCCAGCCGACCGCCGCGTTCCTTATCGGTCTGCTGCAACTGGGCATCAACCCCCATGAAATTGATACCCCACTTCTGCGATACTGATTCAAGATGACGGTCCATGTCAGCTCCTTAATTTCCCCACGTTGAGATTTGCACAAGCTCGCCAACTGCGGCGACGGACTTGGCAGTGAACTTGGTAATGATGCCCTGGGCGGTGATTACCACGGTGCCGGAAGCGGTGTAAGCGGTGCCGGGAATGTTGAGGCTGTAGAGTCCAACCCCGCCATAGGTTCCGCTGATGAATCCGGCAATGCTTGTGCCAGCCGGGATACCGCCCGTGGCCGTGATGGGCATTCCAGGGAGCAGCGTGCCGGTAACTGCGGTCACGTCCAGTATGGTGCCATAGGTGGTCATTCCGGTTGCGCTGGCCACATAAGCGGTGCCGCGAACGCTGATCGTGTAGACGCCAGCCGTAGCCAATCCGCCGCCACTGACGATGCTCGTCACAGTTGCACCAACCGGGAAGCCGGAGGCGGCGCTTGCGATGAACTCACCGACTGAGACAAGGCCCGTTGAAGCGGAGATCTTGACCACATTGCCAAAGCAGGTGCAAGTGGCCGCGCTGAGGGTATTCGTGCCGCTAAGCACATAGGTTCCCGCGCCGCCTGGAGTGCCGCCCGTGTCTTGAGAGACAATCGTTTGGCTTCCGGCAATGCCGGTCACGTTTCCGATTGTATCTCCGATGCTGAGCAGCCCCGTCACTGCGGTTACGTCGATCCTTGTCGAGTCGCCCGCATGAGCACTGGCCGTAAAGGTTGCGCCAAGTGCGCCGGTATTGGTCGAGCCGAGCGTTGCGGTGATAGCCGAAGGAACGGCGGGTAATGAACCCACGCCCGGCAGAACCGAGCCATCAGCGTACAGCGCGTAAATGGCTTCGCCTATCGTGCTGGAACTCGTGCCCGCATTCTTGGCCAGGAAATCGCCCGCAACCATCAGCGTCACAGGGAAGCCGGGGGGGATGAGCATACTGGCTCCTTGCAAGTATTGCGTGAGCAAGCCCTGCTGGTCGCGGTGGATAAAACCGGAAGGAGCAACGCCAGACACGCCGAAACTGTTTACCGTGCGACCGTCCGTGGCAACCCACGCGAACTTTCCAACGGTTACGCCACTGGGTCCGGCAACGAACGCTCCGCCATCAGGAGTGAGGGCGGTAGCGCGGGGATTGGCGCTGGCAAAGTCACCCTCAACCCCAAGCGGGTTATTGAGGTTCACAAACGTCTGAAAACTTCCGTTAAGGCTGCTCATTGCATTCTCCTCACATCACCTGAATTTGACGGCCTGCGCCGGTGAACTTCTCTTCCACTGAAACCGCATCGAACGCCACTCGCGGCGCAGGCTTGGATGCCTGTTGCGCCAGATTGAAGAGCGCCCGTAGAGCCGGAACGCCGGTAACGCCTGTCCGGTCAACCTTCATCTGGTCGAGCGCGAATCCGTAGATTCCTTCCGCTGAATCCTGGGCCAGCACATCACCCACGACCGTGCGGACAGAGCGGCGGGCTTCGTCGGCGGCGCGAAGATCGGCTTTGAACTCATCCATTGCCTTTTTCATGCCATCCTCGGCGCTGCAATCCTTGGCTTTCTTGTCCTTGGCGCGCTTTTCCATGCGTTCTTTGCGCTCTTCCTCGGACTCCTCTTCGGAATCGTCGGCGCGGCGCTTTTCACGCTCGTAACGCTTCTTCTTCTCTTCGAGGGTTTCCTCTTCGCCGTCCTTGGCCTTGTGATCCGACTCGCCTTCCTCTTCCTTCGCCCACTCCTCGAAAGACAAATCCTTGGCCGTCTTGCCGTCCTTCGCCTTCTTGTCCTTGGCTTCCTTCTCTTTGGCCTCGCGAGCCTTCTTCTCGGCCTCGGTTTCCTCTTCGGATTCCGCGTCCTTGGCAGCTTGCATTGCGGCGAGGGTCTCAGGCTTGCGAAGCTCGGCGTCCATGGCGAGCAGTTTGGGTTCAAGCGCCCGCAAATCGCATTGCTTGCGCGTCAGGCCAATCACCAGGGGCTTGAGAGCGGAGTCCGCTGCCAGCTTGGGCGATGCAGCACAGAGAATTGCGTAAAGAGCTTTGCCGAATTTCGTTTCCATCTTCTTCTCCAATTCGTTGTCCGCCGCCATCACATCTGATCCGGCGCGGCCTGATTTAACCAACGCAACGTGATTGCCTTGAATATCGCGCATCACCCCGTCGTACCGCTGCCCCTCGTACATCCCCGGCGTCATGTCGGCACGGTAACTGTAGGAACATGACAGTTCCCGCACGGTATCCGTCTCGATTCCCGCTATTGCTTCCACGTCCCAGACGCACATATCCGCCATCAGGTACGGGGCAACAAACTCCACATCCGAGCCGATTGTTCCCGCGATGCTGAGATGCTTGGGATCGTCCGCGCTCACTGCGATGTGTTTGAACATCAACTGTTTTGTTTTGAAGGATGGAGCCGCTTTCGCAAGCTCGCCCGGATCGCGCAGCAGGTAGTACACCCTGTCCGGCGTCAGGCCGAGTTCTTCCGCTTTGGGGATTTCGCGTCCGTAATAGGGATTGACCGTCGCCTTGGAGATGGGCGTGCGTTCGATACGCAACTGCCCGTTCTCCTCGTAGTGCCGATTCTTTAATGACGAGTCGCAAGCGATCTCCATAGCTGTCTCGAATTCAAGCCTTGCACTATGAAACGGAGAGTGCAATACCGCTCTTGACAATCGAAAGGCAAGACGTGTACTGTTTGGTCATGCCACCATTACGTCGAATCCGCTGTATCAACGGACACCTGCTCAAAACGAGCAAGAAGCGCCAACGCTGCCCTATCTGCCAGTCCAGGTACTTGCGGGAGTGGCGGGCGAAACAGAAGCATAAGGGAGCAGCATGAAACTTGAAGTGGTGCGTGACAAGACGCGAAACCTGGCTTGCGGCCTAAAATTGGATGCGCAGTCGAAAGACGAGAGTGCTGGATACGATAACCGATGTGGTGCTGGCCTACAGGCCAAAACCAAAAAGTAAAGCTGGCAAAAAGCGAAAACGGAAAGCAGATAAGAATGCTCGTGATGGTGGCCAACAACACCGGGGTTAAAGTCGGTTACCTCGCCGGTAAATTCAAGGGGAAGATTGGTCACCTCTATTCTCCCGGAGCACAGACTGGGCCATACGAGTTCCTGGCATTCGGTCTTGATAACGGGGCTTTTGGGCACGATGATGACTGGGACGAAGATGGGTGGATTGAGCTTCTCGACTGGGCGCTCCTGGGTGGACAAAGGCCGCTTTGGTGCTTGGTTCCTGATATGGTTGGCAACCGCGCTGAAACTCTTAGACGTTGGGAATCCTACTCGCCGATAGCTCTGAAATATGGATGGCCGCTCGCATTCGCAGTTCAAGATGGGATGACACCGAAAGACGTTCCCGATAATGCTAGCGTGGTGTTTGTTGGTGGCTCTACAAAGTGGAAGTGGCAAACGATGGCGATGTGGTGCAGGGAGTTTAGGCGCGTGCATATCGGCAGAGTCAACACTTATCGGCGTCTCTGGGATTGTCATGACGCCGGGGCAGAAAGCGTGGACGGGACCGGATGGATGCGCGGCGATCATGTGCAATATCGCGGCCTCTGTGCTTATTTGGAGGAATCTACCGGCCAGCGTAAGCGGGTCGTACAAAGCGAGATGTTTGGAGGCATTCATGCAGTACATCTTCCTTGAGTATTCAATCGACTGTGCCCATTGGCTCCCCAAAGTGCCAACAGATCACAAGTGCCATAGGCTTCACGGCCATCGCTACCAGATTCGCCTTGAGGTGTCTGGCGAAGTGAACGAGGTTGGCTGGATTATCGACTATGCCGAAGTGAAGGAGATTGCTGATCCTATAATCCTTGGCTTGGACCATCAGCCCCTCAATGAACTTCCCGGCCTTGAAAATCCCACATGTGAGCATATCGTCGAGTACCTCCGCGAAAACCTAAGCGAACTTTTTCTCACAGCCATAGAAGTGCGTGAAACTGACCGCGCCGGGTCTGGATGGAGGCGCTAGACGATGAAAGGGAGTCAAGTATATAATTCCCTAAAATTGGATGCGCAGTCGAAAGACGAGGCGGCGCTACTGGAAGTGCTGGCCGAGCATCACCTTCGTCTGGTTGCCATCGAAAGCGTCACGGGCCGGTACGAGGTTGTGCTGGTTCCAAAGGTTTCTCAGCCGGAGTAAATGGCAGCACAGACCGCCCTTGGCAGCGACACCCGATCAATTCGCTAGGATATATCCACTTCTGTACCGCCGAATCGTACATCCCTTTACTGATCAGATACCTCTTGCCGTTCATGGCGACGTGAGTCGGCCTGGGCGTCTTCCCTGCATGAGAGTGAAGCCATATCGCCTCCGTGATCCCCAACTCTGTCTGACGCGCCCGAAGCACTACCGCGTTCGCCTTGTTTGCCTGGTCTCTACTTATCAGCACAGCCCGATTCGCGGCCACGTGGTAACGCGCCCGAATCTCCGCCGCCATCGACTTGAGATCGCGCCCCGCCGCGTAGTTGCGCATCACGATACCCTCGACCTCCTGCAGGTATTGCGCCGGAATCGACCGAATGAGGCCGACATTCTCCGCCAGAGACGCCTCGAACGCATCGCGCATGGCCGTGGTCATGGTGAACTCGATAGACCAGCCAGCCTCGCGTAGAGCCATACGCATTGCCGCGCTGGTGCCCCTGAATTGGTTCTTGAGGAATGAGTCGGCCACTTTGGGAGCCATATCGTCAATTTTGCCCTGCCAGCGTTCCGCCAGCTTCCTGAACTCGAATTGCATCTGCTCTGCGGGGGTTGAGTCGGACGCCAGTACCGGCGGCGCGGCCCTGCGCTGTGCCTGGAGCCAATACTCCACAGAATCGGCCATCTCACGAATGAGAGCGGTCATGCGTCGCTGATACCGCTGCCGGATACCAGCGTTGGGCCAGATAGCGCGGATTGCCTTTACTTTACTGGCTTGCATGGCTCACTCTTCGGCGGCAAACCGAGAACGGGATGCGTGGATTTAACGAGAATGTGAATGTCCACCACTTCCAGCCGTGTTAACTGTCTTGGTTCCCTCCACAAAATAGGCGGATGACTCATGCGGTCCCCCTTCCAGCTTTTGCTTTAGTCCCAACACTATAGCCACCCTTCCCCTTCAAGTCCTCATCTGGATATAGAGAGACTATCGCATCAAAATCATCCTCTTTCCCTTCCACTCCAGACGGATGTGAGTGAACGGCGTACCGTGCCCCTCTCTCACGGGCAGCTTGCATTATGGCCGCTTCGTCTTCCTCTCCTCCATTCATCAGCATTTCCATGATGTCATCATCGATATTCACTGTCTTGCCTGGTTGGGCCTGATAGTGCATCACTGCGGCTGATTTCTTTGGAGCTTCTCCAAAACGATGAACATTCAAAGCAAACCCGCGAGCTTGGTCGTATTCAGTTGTCAGATAGGCATAAGAACCTTTGCGAAACTTGTTTACCTTACCTGTCCCATGAAACAGAGTTCCTCCGCTGCCTGGATCGAATCTTCCTTGTAATCCTCCAGGGTTACGAGATTCTCCGACTATAGGCTTGGTTGTTTCTGTCCCGCCCGTCGGAACCCATGCTTCTCCTTCTGTAAACTCTCCTGATTCATCGCGTGGATGGTCTGACTCCTTAAATTCAGCGTCATATCCCAAAGCTGAGTCCGTTCCCCTTCCAAGTTGCGCCTGCTCCTCCGCTTCGTCTGGCGGCGCAATCTCGCGCGATATATCGATGCCCTGGTACCCCGACTCCGGATCACGCGCCAGCCGCTCGCGCTCTTCTTGCGGATCGATAATGCCTCTGTCGATTAAATTCCCCGCCCGGACGCTGTCATTGACGCGCATATTCGATTTCTGCTCTTCCGTCATTTCGTAGAGCGGAACGAACTCAAACGTGATTTCAGGGTCAATCTCCCCGTACCTCGACATCTGGATGATCTTGAACATCCTGTCAATCGGGATGCGCCAGTGTGCCTCTTGCTGGGCGTGGATGTAGTCATACCAGATGCGAACTTCACCCTCGGCCACGTTGCCGAAGCCTGATGGCGTGATGCCTGTCAGAACCGTTGCAGGCTCCCGCGACACGACGCAAAGCTGCTCAAGCGCCTGGGACTGGAGTTCATGCAAACCGCCCAAGGGAACGGCAATCTGCTCAAGCTCCTCGCGGTCCTTGTCCAGCACCATCACGCCCTTATTGCTGCGCGTGGCCGAGAACAGCTTGATTCGAGCAAACAGGTTTGAGCCATCGTCCCCGCCGGTAAGCACCTGGTCCATAGCCGTCTTGAGCACAAGGACAGAGAAGTTGTTGATGAGGTCCGACACGCTTTGCCTGGTCCGCAGCCAATTGTTGACGTAAGGCTCCGCAAGCTGTGAAAGGCTCATCCCGGAGAAGTTGAACGCGGGCTTGAAGATGTCAGGCACTTCGCGGGTGACGGTCACGATTATCCGCGATGCGTCCCAATGCTCACCCATCACCCACCAGCTATCCGGCCTGTAGAAGTTTGGGCTGGAGGGTGTCAGGGAGTTGTACATCAGCGGCGTGGTCCAGATCGGATCGACGTTCTTGAATCCAATCAGGCTGTCTTTCTTGACCGTGCGCGGGTCGATGATGAGCGGCGTCTTTAGGTCCGCTCCCTTGATGTTGATGAGAATCTGCCCCGTTCCGTAGAACGCATCATGCTCCGCGGCCTTGCGGATAATGCCCTGGATTCCAAGCGCTGTGAACGCCTGCTCAATCTCAGTAATCTTCGTCTTGGTCGATTCGTCCTCGGTGTCTGTGCTGTTGAATTTAATCCACTTGCGCGTCAATTCAGTAGCCAGCGCCGTCGCCATGTTTCGGTATTCCGAGCGCAAAGCCAAGAGCATCAGGTACGGATAGCCGGGGAAGCCTTCAACATTGCTGTACGCATAGAGTTGGGAGCCAAACTGAGGCCCAGCGTCCATTGCCAGCCGCGCGCACTTATAGGCCAACTCGGAGTCCATTGCCACTTGTGGAGTGACCCCGTGCGGCGCTACTCCCTTGGGTATCACAGGGATTTGGATAGGGTAATGGACACGCTCGACTGGTTCCTCAAGCGCCAGACGAATTGCAGATGCGCTGATTCGCTGCGTTGCAAGTTCGTTACCTTTGCGTTTCCTTTCGCGGTAACGGCGGACACGATCACTGCTGCTTGACGGCGATTCGGTTGGCTTCTGGTTTCCCATTAGAGGCACACTCCGTAACGATTATGCACCATTTTGCGCATCTCGTCACGAAGGAAATAGCCATCGGCGAAGAAATCACCTAGGCGTGTCCATCCGTTACGGTAGTCGAAACGCTGCGCTCCCTGCCAGTCCGGGAAGCTGCTGCGAAGGCCATCCACAAGGCGTAACTGGCTCTTCTTGTACATCACCGGCGTCTGTTCTGCCTGCATATCCTCTTCGCTCCGGCGCTCTCTCATTGTACCAACCCCATAGCTCGATCAATCGCGGCCTGCGACACGAGAAGTCTGCCAAACAGTGGATATAGTCTCCTAAGCGCCTGTGTCATGCTGTCCACCTGATCATCATGTGCCGCCGCCGGGAATGCAGTAATCTCAGACACGAACGCCACAATCCACGGGGCTATAGATACGTCTGGAATCCAGATGTTCTTCGCTTCCCAATAGCTTGTAACAGCATGGGCGCGGGCCAGCTTTGACCCGTCCGGCTCTATTGGAATGATTCCCGGCACATGGGCTTTAATCGTGTCGATGACGGCAGGTCCGTTTGCCTTATCTTCAACCAGCACCTCGCGGGCGTTCGGCCAGCGCGACTGCAATTCAATCACGGCGGAAACTGTCTTACTGAAACTCATTCTTGCTCTTATCTGATCGAGTAGATATGCGTTAGCCCCAGCGCGGCCCCAGACCTGGCCGACAACAAAATCTGTCCCATCTGTGTCTTTGAACGTACAATCCCATGAGGTCACTACTTTGTCGAACTTTGCAGGAAGGTTCTTCGGCAGGTAGTATTGAATCCCGATCTCTTTGAAGACGTTGCCGCCTAGCGCACGCGGGGATTGCTGATACAACGCAGCCCACCAGTAGTCTGATTTCCCGTTCTTATCCTCATATAGTTTTGCGAGGCTATGTAGTTCTGGGCAGAGTGCGCCTTCTGGAAGATCGGGGTTGTAGCCTACTTCGTCTGGCAGGTTGATTGCGGGAAAGCGCAGATGCTTGAGGCGTGGATTGCCGCGATACAGTTCCAAGATTCTCCCCGGTAAATCGTCCTCTGCCCAGCTAGTTGCCATGACGATCTGACCGCTGTTCTGGCTCAATCGCGTTGTAAATACGCCCTGATACCAGTTCCAATGCGATTCCTTTACCGTTTCACTGAGGGCTTCCGATTCGCCTTTTACTGGATCGTCAATAATTCCAATGTCTACCGGCCTGCCTGTCAATCCCGCGCCAACTCCAACTCCGACGTAACTTCCCGCGCCACCAGGCGCAGTGAATTCCCCCATGCGGTCAAGCGCAAACCTTCGCTTCTCAACCGGGGAAGGAAACAGCCTTTGATGCTCTTGCGATGCAAGATTGATGCGTACCGATTGCGCCATTGTAAGGGCGAGAGAATCAGCATAACTGGCCGCACCAATGCGCCAATCGGGAAATCTACTAAGCAGGTACGCGGGGAATTTACGGCTGACAATCTCAGACTTGCCATGCTGCGGAGGCGCTTGCAATACAAGGATCGGACGCTTACCCGCCTGTACGTTCTCAATGAACCTGTCGAGCGCCCCACATACAGTGTCAGAGAATCCAGAGTGTCGGTACTGCGGAAAAGTGTAACTGATGTATTCGCGGATGGAACGGCGAGCGTTGCGACGCGCTAGAAGCTCGTATGCGGCCTCTTGCGCTGAAATCATTTGACCTCTGGAATAACCAGCGCGGCGAGTTGCTCATCGGTAAGCTCGCGGGCCGTCACGTCAAGAGCCAGATTGCCGCTTACGGCCACATCTGTCTTATCGCGCCATTCTGCCGGTTTACGATTCTTCAACCAGAACGTAGCGGCAGTCGTATCGGGAGGAACGTACTCTACATACGGAACAATTATCGGCTTATCCGTGCCCGCAGGCATGAAGATTTTCACGGCATTGTGAGCGTATCCGGTAGCCCGTTCAAAGAGCGATCTTTCTACCCTATCGTCCGCAATTCCCTTGGGGGTCTTGACGGCCTCAAGAAACTCTGGGTGTTTTGCGCGCCAGTTGTAAATAGTTGTAACGCTAACCTCAAATTCCTCAGCAAGTTCCATGTCAGTCGCGCCGTTAGCACACATCTGCGCGGCTGTTTCAACGAATTCAGGCCGATATTCGGTGGGCCGTCCGACTGCCATGCTTCACTCCTGAGCGTGATTATAGCGCACAATCGACACCCCGCGCACCCCAGGGGGTTTGTCCGTAGCTTAGCACACGCCGGAGCGTATCGCAGGAGTTCCGTGTGAGAATGGCTTGCGGAAGT